TCATGTCTCCTGAAATGTTTGATTTATATAAGCCTTTGATTGGAGATGGAGAAGCTGTTATTTTGAAAGCTCATACCTTTGGGCAGAAAGTTTATATAGATGGAGTGTTAAACTTAACAAAAGAAAACAATATTTCACTCGAAAAATATTCGATTGATCGCCGACAAGATGAGGTCGACAACATGCATAGAAAACCAAGGTGGTCTATCAATGCAGTCCAGTCCATTACATATCATGTTTCAAAGAATGGGAAAAGATATGGACGAATAACCTATGATGACGGCAATTTTGGACTATGTTTTAATATGAAAGTAGAAGATATACAACCAGGAGAAATTATTTGTTGGACAACAAGTAAAAATCCATTTATTAATATTGTAAAGAGGGTGAAATAATGGAATTACATATAATATATAAAGACGATGAAGCAGAACAACCACAATTAGTAATGGAAGGAAATAAAGTGAAGGAAATTATAATCAAAGCTCCGTTCATTTTTGAAATGCCATCAGAAAGAATAGAAGATTATGATGACGAAGAAGGCAGATCTCTAACTACCTATGTTTCAGGAACCAAGTTATGTAAAAAATGTAATGTCGAAAGACATAGAGATGAGTATCATCCACATCGAACGAATAAAGATGGAACTCAAGGTTATTGTATAGGATGTATGCTTAAAATAAGAAGAACATATAATAGAAAGAAAGCAGCAGAGAAAAAAGGAGAGGCTCAAAAATGAGACTCTCCAAATCTGCTATTTTAAAATATCTTAATTGTCCAGCTGATTTCAAATATGATTATATCTTAGATTTCAGACATCAAAGAGAAGCACCTGGCGAGGATTCTCCCTTAACAATTGGGACTAACATACATCAGATTTTTGAGGATTTTTATAAGAGCCCACTCCTTGAAACATTAGAAGAGCCTTATTATGAAAACATATTAGAGATATTATATACCCTTAAAAATGCACAAAAATATGAAAATCATATGGAGAATTTTGCTGAATTCAATACTCACCAAATCAAAACGAAAGGAATTGGCAGATGGTTGCCCTTAGATTTAGAAATGGAAGTGTTTGATAAAGAGTTAAGATTTTTGGGATATATTGATAGAGTTGATTTAGAAGAAACCGGATTGAGGGTTATAGATTATAAATCATCTAAAAAAGATAAGCCAGTTAAACATTATCTACTTGAACTCGCTCTATATGCATTAGTATATGAGAGGTTAACAGGAAACAAAGTCTATGATGCTGGTATTTATTTCAGCAATACAGGAAAATTAAGAACAACACCAATCACAGAAGAGGATAAAGAAAAAGCAATGCAAACTATCTTTAATGTAAGAGAAGCTATTAAAATGAAACATTTTCCACCAAAGTCTAATTACTTTTGTAGATTTTGTGACAATCAAAATATTTGCACTACTGATATTGAGGCGAGTTTTTGATTTCTAGAATTTGTCAAAATCCAGATTGTGGAAAAGAATTTAAAACAATTCCTTCTCGAATCAAAACAGGAAAAGGAAAATATTGTTCGAAACAATGTGGAGGCTTGATGAAAAGAATACGGATAAAAAGAATTTGTCAAAATTGTGGAGATAAATTTGAGGTAGTGCCTTCAAGAATCAAAAAGGGTGGAGGGAAATTTTGCTCAAAACAATGTTATAGTTTAGCTCAGAAAAAAAAAGTAAAAAGAATATGTAAAAAATGTGGGGAAGAATTTGAAGTGAAATTTTCAGTGGTTAAAAAAGGACAAGGAAATTTTTGTTCAATATCTTGTGGATTATCTGGTGAAAATAGTAGTTTTTGGAAAGGTGGGATTTCATATGAACCTTATTGTGTTCTTTTTAATAGAGGGTTTAAAGAACGTGTTCGTGAATTTTGGGGAAGAAAATGTGGAATATCGGGAATTACTGAAAAAGAAAATGGACGAAAATTAGATGTTCACCATGTAAATTATGATAAACAAAGTTGTTGTAACACAAATATCCCTTTATTCATTCCTCTTTCAAAAAAATACCATAAAAAAACAAATGGTAATCGTAACTATTGGGAAGAAATGTTAACTAATTATATTATGATTTGGTTTAATGGAGAATGTTATCTGCCAAAGGAGGATTTAAAATGAATTATTTTCAGATTGGTTTGCCGCAACGAAAAGCAATCCCTTTGAATCCAAGAGGAATTAAATTTGCCAAATCAATCATTAAGCGTTTAAATGGAGTTACAAATCTCTATCGCACAATTTATAATTTTAGTGATAGTTATATAAATTGGAGGGTGGCTATTATAGATAAATTATTTTTTGATTTTGATGTTGATGAAGAAGGCAAAGAAGGCAAAGAACTCGAACATGCCCGAAAAATGCATGAGTATCTACTCGAAAGGAACTTAAAACATACGATCTTTTTCAGTGGACGAGGGTTTCATATTTACCTCTTCACAAAAGAAACACATGTGTCAGAGTTGCAGAATCCAATAGTCGCGGTGAAGAATGCACACCGAGAAATAGTTAAGCTTGCAGATGTCGAAGTTGATCCAGTAACCACAGACCTTATGAGAATAAGTAGGATACAAAATACAGTTAATATCAAAAGTGGATTATTCTGTATCCCATTAACTGGTGATGAATTATATCGTTCAAAAGGAGAAATAATGCACATGGCGAGAAACCAGAGAAATGTTGAGCAAGATTTAAGCGGAAATCTTTTAAGCTTAGAGGAATATGACAGGGAAGCAGGATTATATGAATTTGCAGAGACTGAACCAATACCAATAGAGAATGAATTCTTAGAGAAAATGCTTCCAAGTTGTGTATTAAATTTATTATCAAAAGGAGATTGTGTTCGTGATGAAAGATATTTAATTATCACAGCAATGAGAGACAACTTAGTTTCCAGAGAAGACGTTCGAAAGACGCTAAAAACTTATCTTACTGAAAAAAAATACAAACACTGTGTCTTTGAAGAAGATCAAGTAAACTATTTATATGATAATGAACATCTTTTGTTTAAGAATTGTGAAACGATTCAACAAGATGGATTTTGTGTCGAGAATTGCAATGAAAAATTTGTTTATTTATAGGAGGAAAAGACATGAATAAAATTCATCTTGATTCAAGAGAACCAGAAGATGTTCAAGAAGATTGTAAAAAAACTTTCGGAGAAGAAAATGTTGTAGTTGAATTTATGCTTATAGGAGATTTAATATTTCCAAAAGAAAATTTATGCATTGAAAGAAAACGAATAGGAGATGCTGTTGGAAGTATAATGGATCAAAGAATATTTAGGCAAGCCGTAAATATGACAGAGAATTTCCAAACTTGTGTTATAATAATTATTGGTTCATGGAAAGAAATACAAAAAAGTAGATATATAAAATTTAGTGAGAAACAGTTTCTTGGAGCTTGTGCTTCATTGATGACTAAATATAATATGAAAGTCTTTTGGGTAGAAAACAATCGTCAATTTTGGTTAACATGTAAATATCTTACAGAAAAATGTAATGGAGATCCAATTGAATTAGAAACGATCGAACGAGTAAAGTTCAGTGGAGATAAGCATTTCGATATGTTAAGAATTTTAGTCGGCCCTAAAAAAGCACATCTTATTTTAGCAGAACATAAATTTAAAGACTTAGTTAAACTTACTAAGAAAGATTTGCAACAGATTAAAGGAATTGGGCCAGGAACAGCAGCAAGAGTAAAGGAGTGGTTATAATGGAAAAACAAGAATTTTTAGAATATGAAAGTTTTAATTCTGATGGAAAATTTACTCATATAATATCAATTAGAAAGTTCAAAAGCCCTGCTATGAATAGTTTTTGGGAACAAATAACTTTTATGAATAGGAAATCAGGATGTCGTATGGCAATTGATAAAAATGGAGTAATAACATTCGATGGGAAATTTTATATTAAAGTTGATGAATATTTCTATGATGTTGATAGAACAGTAATCGAGAAACATGTCTTTATTGAGGAAGATAAATATGATGATAGATTAATATTAAGTGGCCATAAAGGTCTTGTTGGTTTCAATTGCTCTTTAATAAAATCTATTGTTATAGAGAGTACGGAGAATTTTGAATGAAATTTAAACCAACGAAAGAAAAACTTATAGAGTGGAAAGATGCTGGATTAAGCTTCGCTGAGATGGGTCAAATCTGCGATTATTCTAAGTCTTCGATCAATCGCTTTTTTCACGAATATAAACTCGAACCACCGAAAACAGGGCGAAAGAAGGGATTCAAAGTGTCAGAGGAGACTCGACGAAAGATGAGCGAAGTGGTTGAATAATGTATGAAATAAATATGGAATATAAAAATGTTCATATTTATGGAGAATATGACCATGAAGTAGTTCTTTCTTTCGATGAGATAGAAAAACTCTGCCATAAAATGAAAGAAATAAAAAAGTCATGTACTGCTACATCAAAAGCTGGTTGTAAAGAAGATTGTGACAATGAGCTTTGTAGCATACATATTTTTAAAAATAAACCTATAATAGAGTGATAAAATGGACGAATTATATGTAACAAATTTTTTAATGACCTATTTTACAGGTGTAACTGAAGTAAATTTCTTTGATTTTGCAAATCAAAGGCATGTATTAGTTCATTTCTTAGATGAAACATCTTGGGATGCAAATTTAACAAAAGAAAAAATGCAAGTTCTTGCTCCAATATTTTTACTTGATAAAGAGAATCTTGATATGATGGCAAATCGAGATAAGGTGGAAACTATCATGTTCTTTACAGCTAGTAGAGGAGCAATAGATCAGTTTATGCAGGAATATACAGAAGAAAATAGACCAAAATATACAGCGGAAGATGTCAAGAAAATAAAAGAGGAAGAACATGAATGAATATATTAAACTAAACAGAGATAAATTATTAGGACTTATCGATGAATATGATAATAATAACGCTAATGCTGTTCTAACACCAGGACAATTAGAGTATACTGCATTTGAATATCTAGGAAAAAAATTAGCTGAAACAATGCTATCTCCAGAATGTTTGGAAGCATATAAAAATGGATTAATATATCTTCACGATTTATCACAATATCCATTTAAAGGACTTAATTGTATTACAATAGACCCAAGACATGTTCTTGGTAAGGGGATAAACTGTTATGGTGATAACAACATTGGGGTAGTTGGTGGACCAGCTAAACATCTTGATACAGCAATGCATCATTTAGGGCAAGCAATGGGATTATCAAGTGTATATCAATCTGGTGGTGTTGCATTAGCTTCATTAAACACATTTATCGCTCCATATTGTGTTGATGTTGAAGATGATGAAATTAAACAAGTGATTCAAAGCTTTGTATATTCAATGAATGAAGCCTTTAAAAATCGTGGAAGTCAAAGTTTATTCAGTAGTGTCAATTTTGATCTTGCTATGCCAAATTTTTTACTTGAATCACCAGCTATGGGGCCAGGAGGAGAATATAATGGTGTTTATGGTGACTATAAAAAAGAAGCCATACATTTTGTAAAATTATGGAATGAAGTAGTAATTAAAGGTGACTATTATGGTAAACCAATATTTTTCCCCAATACCATTTATAATATTGATAATACAGATTTAGATAATTGGGATGATATATTTGATTATTCAGCAAAATATAGTTTACCTTATTTTAGCAGTGCTAAGAATCATAACGCCAATTACGTGTCTACTATGGGATGCCGTACTTCTCTGCCTTCTAATTGGACAGGCGACCCTAACCAAGATTGTATGAGTACAGGGAACGCTGTATACACAACTTTAAATTTACCAATGATTGCACTTAATTCGACAAATATAGAAGAGTTCTATCAAAATTTGCAAAAATATTGTGATATAATTCATGATTATACGATCGAAAGATTAGAACATATTAAGTATATTTGGAATAAAGATATAGCTACATTCTATACACAAGAATTCGAGGGTCAACCATTTTATAATTTAGATAACGCAACATTAGTGATAGGATTTGTAGGGCTAAGTGAAACATGTGAAATATTAACCGGTTCATCTATAGTAAACAATACAGAAGTGGGCATAGAGATACTTTCTGCATTAAATTATATAGTAAATAAATATAAAGAAGAAGATGAATTACGATGGGGAATATTTGCAACCCCAGCAGAATCGGCAGCAAGTAAGTTGGCGGAAAAAACAGTAATGAAATATGGATTTAAAAAATCACGAGCAAAAGGAACTTATGATAGCCCATACTATACAAATTCATCCCATGTACCTGTTGATGCAGATATTGATATAATAAAACGAATCAAAATCGAGGGACAATTACAAGAACTTACAAGTGCAGGAAATATAATGAATATATATTTGGGAGAAGCCTATAGTGTACCATCAAGTTTGAAGAGTTTATGTAAAAAAATATATGATAATGGTAATGCATTCTTTTGGGCTTTTACAGGAGAATATAGTATCTGTGACAGTTGTGATACAACCTTCAAGGGTAATGTTAATAGATGCCCTTTGGATGATGGAGAAACAACTGTATTTTCACGCGTTACTGGATATATGACAGCAACTAAGACTTGGAATAAAGGAAAATTAGCAGAATTTGAAGAGCGTAAAAGGTATTAAAATGATAGACTTAACAAAATACGGTATGAATGAAATAAGAGAAATGAAATGCATCGTCGTTCCATCGTGTAGTCGATGCGGCTTTTTCGATGCTACTTCGGAGAGTTGTGGATGCACAAACCAATTTATTGCCGATACAGATTGTCCTTATCCAACGGTAGATGATACTATTATACTATTAGGAGGAATGGTTGAAATGACTAGGAAAGAAGAATTAGAAGTGGAAATAAATGAATTGATTAAAGAAGAAACTGAAACGAATGTAAATCCAAAGATAGATATATTAATAGATGAATATCATGAAATTTTAATGGCAGAAATGAAAGAGAAGTTTGGGGATAGATAGGTGGGTTTAATTTATAAAGCTGAAAATCTTGTTAATGGAAAATGTTATATAGGACAGACTAATCGTAGTTTAAAAAAAAGAATAAAAGGACATTACCATGATAGAAAATATGGTACTTATCCGTTTATGAATGCTTTGAATAAATATAATAAAAAGGATTTCAAATGGGAAATTCTTGAAAATAATATTCAAGGACAATCCCATTTAAATATTTTAGAAAAATTTTGGATACTTCATTTAGATACCAAAAGTCCCAATGGTTATAATCTACAAAATGGCGGTTATAATTTTAAATGTCATGAATCTACTCGAAAGAAAATGAGTAAATCGAGTATGGGAGATAAAAATCCTATGTTTGGCAAAAGAGGGAAAGATTCTCCACATTTTGGGAATAAACATACCAATGAAACTAAAAATAGAATGAGAGAACTAAGCCAAGGGAAATATCCTGGAGCTTCTTATAACAAAAAACATAATCCAGAATATAGATGTTGGCTTTCTAGAATTCGTTATAATGGAAGTAGACGATCTTTAGGAGTTTATGAAGATCCAATTTCTGCTTCTTTGGTTTATAAGTTGGTATTAGAAGAAATTATTAAATTAGGAGGGATTTAAAATTACAAATGATGAATGGTGTACGCCTTTAGATTTTTTCAATGGTGTAAATAAATCTTTTGGCTTTACTTTTGATGTTTGTGCTTCGAAGAAGAATCATCTTCTTGATAAATATTGGACTATAAATGATAATGCCTTAGATAAAAATTGGGATCAAGATGAAAATTATTATATGAACCCTCCTTATTCCAAAGGTATTAAAGACTTTATGAAGAAAGTACATGAGGAATCATTGAATGGTTGTAATTGTGTCGCTCTAATTCCTGCAAATACAGAAACAAGATATTTCCAAAAATATTGCTTAGATAGAAAAGCAGTTGATTCGATTTACTTTGTCGATGGAAGATTAAAATTTACAATAGATCGAGTGTCTCAAGGTTCACCAAGATTTGCTTCGGTTCTTGTTTTTTTTGATAGTTCTTATGATTGGAAGCCCATTGACTGGTTTAAATGCGATCGAACGTTTAATAAGGTGACTGAGATTTGAAAACTTGTACAAAATGTGGTGAAACGAAACCTGAAAATGAATTTTATTTTAATAAAAAAGGAAATTATTATGGAGAATGTAAAAAATGTTATATTAAAAAAACAAAGAAATATCATTTGAAAAATCCACAAAAAAGATGGGCTTCTGGAACATTAGGTAAACATAAGAAAAGAGGGTTTCGAATTCAAATAACTATCGAAGAATTGGTATCTCTATTTGAACAAACAACTCATTGTATTTATTGTGATCAGAAAATGGAAAGAAATAAGGAAATATTATCTAGTTCATCACCCACCCTCGATATTTTAGATCCAAAAAATAAAGTGGTAGATATAAATAATATACAAATCATTTGCCATTCTTGCAATAGCTCAAAGCGAAATCGTACACATCAGGAATTGGTTGATTGGTGTAAGATTGTCGTTCAAAAATTTGACACATAAATTAACCACAACATTTATATATGATCAATGACTTAACAATAAATAGAGTTCGAGAAACTCGAAAAAAAAATTTGGAGGAGAAAACATTGGTAGACCACACTAAATTAAGTTCAATAATTGCAGGATTATTCCTGTTAGTCGTTACACTATTCATAGGTTATATCGTCGCTAATCCGTCGTACCTACAGGTTTTGATGGGAATTCCCTTATGGGTAAAAGCAGGTGCATTAATTTTAGCAGTATTAATAGCTCTATATGACTATGCAAACCCATTACTAAACGAAAGTATTCTTGGAGTAACTTTAAGCTTTAAAGCATTCGTTGCTTTCTTGGCGATCGTTGGTAATATAACAATAGGTGTTATTGTATCCAATCCTATTCTATTACAACCAATTCTAGGAAATGCATTGTATGTGGCTTATATTGGAATTATACTTTCAGTTCTAATATCGTTAAGTAAATTGTTAAATGTAGCAAGTGTTCCATCTTCAGCGTAAAGCTGAAGATATTTTTTCGGAGAAAAATGGCATACTTTGGAAACGGAAATTATGTAACTATGAAAGCTCCAGAAGATTATCCTGGAAAGTTATATAATGATAGATATTGTTATGAACATCAGTATGTTTGGTGGTTAAATACTGGGGAAATTTTAGATTATAATAGAATTATACACCATAAAGATGGTAATTTTAAAAATAATGACTTTAATAATTTAGAAGCAATTGACCGAGGAAAGCATACATCAAGACATTGCAATAAAGGATTATTTGGTTTCAGTGGGGGCACATTATACATATAAGGAAACAGAGAAACCATGGAATAGAATATGGAGATGTGCAATAGGATTTAAAGGCAAAATAACTGCATTAGGAGTTTATAATGATCCTTTAAGTTGTGAAATTGTATATGAGTTAGTAAAAGAAGAATTGTATTAATTCAATGACTCCTGTAGTCCAACGGAAGGATGCTAGTCTTTGGAACTGGTGGTGATGGGTTCAAGTCCCTCCAGGAGTATCGCTGAACAACAACAGCGTCTTATTTTTTTTAAAAGGAGGAAAATTATGGCACATAAATTTGATTTAATTAAGCATTCAGTTGCGATAGCAGCTGATAATAGTATCTTCCCTCTAACTCAGGAAGATTTAGATAAAGTATATACCTTTGATCATCCTGAAATTCAGAGCAGGTTATCTAAGACACCAGAAAAAGCAACAGTTACCTCTTATTTACTTCCAAGTGTTTCATTACCACCTGTAATGAATCAAGGAGATTTAGGAGAATGTTTCGCATTTGCTGGTTGCGGTATAGAAATGTTCTTTGATAGATTAGCTGATAATCTTCAGACAATGCTATCCCCGATGTTCTTAGGATATTGGAGTCGTTACATTTGTGGAGGGAATATTCCACCAACAGGCGACGATGGATCGACAATTATCGCTACAATGCAAGCAATGCAGCTTTATGGTCTTTGTTTAGCAGCTACTTGGCCTTACATTGATGCAAATGAAAATATAGCACCATCACCAGCAGCTGATACTGAAGGTAAACTTTATGAAGTAGGTAAGTATTTTGCTATAAAAGATGATGATCCGAACAAAATAGCCAACATGAAGCAGGCTCTTCAATCTAATCTTCCACTCATGGGTGGTTGGGATGTTGATGAGACTATAGAAAATGTAGGAGCAAGTGGAATTGAACCTTATGTAACAAATCCACTTATAAATGGGCAACCAGCAGGACATGCAAGATGGATTATAGGATTTGACAATAGTATTGTTATTCCTGGAGCACCTATTCCTGGAGCATTTAGGGTTCGTAACAGCTGGGATATAACCTGGGGAGATAAAGGCGACTCATGGGTTTCATATCAGACATTTATAGACCAAGAGACAAACTGTATGGGTATTACTCAGGCAACGGCGGGTTCAAACAATCCGCCTGCACCTGTAGTAACCTCAGATACAACAGTCTTAACAGTACCTGAAGTAGGAGCAATAGCAGGAAAAGCATTTACTATTACCGCAAAACTAGTTGATACAACCAAAGGTCTTGCTGTTCCAAATCAAACAATAATATTTGGTATTGACGGAACTAACATAGGATCTGCAAAAACAGATAGCACAGGAATAGCAACCTATATAACATCGCAAGCTAATGTTGGAACATATACAATAACAGCAGTATTTGTAGCAAACGGAAATTTCCAGAGTTCAGCAGGGAATAATTTGTTAGAAGTTGCAGTAGCTCAACCAAGTGACGTTAAGACTCTTTTAGTAGAGGTTGAGAACTTTTTAAAAGTAGTCGAAAATTTTTTAAAAAACTTATAGGGTAATTCTTACCCTTTTTTGGAGGTAGAAATTATGGGACAAATAACAAGTGGGTCAATTGCAGTAGCAATGTTCCAGGATATGAGAAATAGATATAATATATGGGTTAAAGCAAATTCTGGTAAATTACCATTAATAATTTATACAATTAAAAATGGTCCAAACTTTGTTGCATTACATACGTTCGATATTATGGTAGCTTGGTTCGATAAACAAGATCCTAAACCTACGATGATACCTATCAATCCTACAAATCCACAGAAGCCAACAGCAACAGTGGGCACAGATTTGTGGGTTAAACAATCTTTAGAATATCATAGAGGTACTTTTATAAATAACAAAGAAGATTTATATGCTACCAAAAATATGGTTTATGCAGACTATTCAAATCTAAAACACAGTAAAATTGATGCTGTGAATACTTATATTTGGTCTGGTGGTATAAATTGTGCTGAATTTTGTGAATATATAATGAAACCTATTTTTAATTGCTTAGGTCTTGTTATAGGTAAAGACTATTGGATAGCACATGGATATGTAACCTGTTCGAATGGTAAAGCTTACGGCCATTATTGGGGTGTGTTTAGTAATAAATTTGCTTTAAATGTTAAAATGTCTCCAGTGAATTCTAAATTTTATGATTTAGCTGGTGATGCCGAAGAAAAAAGACCACAAGGAACACTAATTTGTAATGAAGGATCGTGTTACATAGATCGTTATGAAACAGATATTCCTTCTTAAATATTTTTTGAGGTGATTGAATGGAGAAAATACCCCTTGTTTATGTTGCTGGAGCGTTAAGTGATCCCGATTGTTGCATGTATTTACAAAATGTAAATAAGATGAATGCTTTTGCAGCAGATTTACAGCTTGATTATGAATGTGGTGTATATATCCCTAGCAATGATTTGATCTATGGGATATTTTGTGGGTATTTAGGATACGAAGATTATGTTAAAAATAGTATGTGTATTCTTTTACATTCAGATGCTGTTGCAATAGTCCCTGATTCAGAGGAAAGCGATGGAACAAATGCAGAAATAGATGAAGCAAAAGCTAATTCGATTCCTGTTTTAGATAACACATTTAAAATAGAAAAATTTTTTAGGACGTGGTTAAAATAACATGTATTGTTGGGTTAGTAGAAAATGGAACTGTTTATCTTGGAGGAGATAGTGCTACAAGTCGTGGAAATCGCAGGATTATCAAGAATAAAAGTAAGGTTGTTAAACGTGGTGAATTTATTATGGGTGGATCAGGGCTTGCAGTTGTTTCGCAGTTGATGCATCATACAACGACATTGCCACCATTATATGAAAATCAAGAATGTTTAGATTATATGGTGAATACATTTTTACCAATGTTTAGAAAAACTATCAAAGAAGCAGGCCAAATGACAATTGAAGATCATAGAGAAACTACTCAAAATAATTTTTTAATCGGTTTTAGAGGACATTTATTTTCAATTGGTATTGATTTAAATGTAATAGAATGTATTGATAATTATGATAGTATTGGTTCTGGAGAAGAATTTGCATTAGGAGTATTATATGCTACAGAAGATAGTAAATTAAAACCAGAAGAACGCCTAATGAAAGCTCTTGAATGTGCTGCATATCATAATCATTACGTTTATCCTCCTTTTGAGATTGAAAGTATTAGTTATGAGATCGATCAAAAGAAATCGAAACATTTATAAATGAAGAGAAATAGAACATATTTTTCGAACGAGAGGATCATAAATGAAAGAACATTGTAATATAGCAGCTATTCCATTAACTAGAAATCAATATGCAATTGTTGATATCTGGAATTATGAACCAGTGGAAATGGAATGCTAATAGAGATAGTCGTTACAAACATAAAGAGAGGTTTTATGCTGTTCGAAATATTCCAAAAGACAAAAATGGTAAACGTAAAAAAATTAATATGCATAGATTAATTACTAATTGTCCAAAAGAATTAGAAGTCGATCATATTAATGGGAATACTCTTAAAAACACTGAAAACAATTTAAGAAATCTAACACATCGTCAAAATTTACAAAATTTACATATTGAAAAAAAAAGTAAATACCCAGGCGTTACGTGGCATAAAGGTTCACAGAAATGGATGGCTCAAATTACCATTAAAGGAGAATATAATTATTTAGGATATTTTGATTCAGAGAAAAAAGCACATGAAAAGTATATGAAAAAATGTAAAGCGGGGTGATCACATGCATTTATAGTCTTCACGGAGGACTTAAAAATATCCAGAAAGTGTCACGTGGCTACGAAGATTCACGCAATGCGGATTTTTCGTGTATGAACGAAACACTCATGGAGATGATTTTATATTAGAAACTATAAACTTTATTTATTATTACTGGTCGCATTAAGTACTCTATCCTTTGGGATTGGAGATTTAGGAGCCGTGTCGGCTTCCTCAGCAATAAATGTACACATAACACCTACAACTGTTACTGCAACAGGATACAATAGTGCAAGCGGTGGTTATTATTGGACTACAGGTACATTTAAAAATTACAATCCAGTAACCGGTCATTGGGGAGTCTTAGAGTGGAACCCGAAAGGTACTGCGGAAGGCGAATGGACGGCCTCTGACGATGACATGGATTTTTCAATTAATGGAAAATGTAAGATGAACACTGGCTGGCAAAAGAATATTTGGCTAGTTAAATCTTCGGGCGTGGTTACAAAAAAGTCTCAAGCTCAACCAGTAAGCTCACCAAGCACTGGTACAAACACTGGTACAGATATCACCACCGATGGTACTATACTTGGAGATATTATTGGACAACTAAATAACCCTTTCTGGTCATTATAAATGACCATTTTATTTTTCATAATAAGGAGGAATTAAATATGTATGGTACAAACAATAATATAACTTATACCTATCAACAATTAAAATCAGAAGAAGATAAAATAAAAAGATTAGAAAAAGAAGTTAAAGAAAAATCAGAAGAAGATAAAATAAAAAGATTAGAAAAAGAAGTTAAAGAAAAAACAGAAGTTTTAAGATTAATGAAAGAATTAAAAAAATTAAAAGAAGATATTAAAATAGAAGAAAATGAGCCAAAGAATTGTACTTACCCATGGGTACAATGTCCTTATCGAATAGATTATACTTTTACTTGTGGCAGTGCAAATACTGATTCTTCACAAGACCCTAAAAATATATTATTTAATATATCAACTACTAATATGGCGGCTAAGAATGAATAAATCTGCTGCTCTTGTAGGAATGATTATGGGAACATTAAGTGTAATATCACTTTTTATATTCTTTCCTAATGGCCCTACCAATCAATTAGAAGTTGCAATTGTATTATTTGCAGGAATGTCTATAGGCTTATGTTTAGGAAGTATTAGTCCTTAACACAAACATGAACTTCTGCTATTTCGACGTTTTCGATAGTAAGAAGTTTCTCTTCTACCCTTTCTGCTATTTCGTGTGCTCGTCGAACCGATGTCGTCGATGGTACTTCGATGTGTAGCTCAATCGCTGCATAACTTCCCATATTATTTATTTTTATATCATGACATCCAGGAAGATTTAAATCCAGTATTTCTTTTTTTAAACCTTTGGGTACTGTACCCATTAAAATATGTAGATTATCAATCCCGACTTCAATCGCTGTTTTTAATATAAATAACGAGACAACAATTCCGAGTACAGGATCTAAAATAGGGAATCCTAATATTGCACCGCAGACACCAAGGAAAACTGCAATGTTAGATATGATATCTGTTTTTTTGTTTGCAGCTACTGATAATATACTGGGACTATTAAGCTCATTTCCAGCCCTCTTTAAATAAGAGGCGAGATAAATGTTTGCAAAGATCCCAATAAATGCTATAAAAGCGGCTGCTGGGCTAGGGGAAATAGCACCAGAAATGATTTTATTGTAACTCCCTAAAGCTATCTCTGCTGCAATTAATAGCAATATTCCAACTATTAATAGTCCAACTAGAGGCTCTATTTTTCCGTGTCCATAAGGGTGTTCTTCATCCGGTGGTTTGTGTCCAATTTTAAGACCGATAGCCATAGCTATCGTCATTAAAATATCACTGAATTGGTCGGCTGCGAAAGAGATCAATGCGGAGCTGTTCGACGACAAACCGACAACAAAGTTTAGTATGGTGAGGACGACGTTTCCAATTAGCGAAACCTTTATTGCTCGGTTGGAAATTTTGTCTCTCTTATTTTTATCTATCATAGTATATGGTAATAAAAGGTTATCAAGATAAGACTCGAAATGATAGAATAAGAACCGAAAACAATTGCAATAACTGTAGTAACATCAAATTGTCTATTTTGGGTTATATCATCTTGAACATTATCTTCGGTCATTTCAGCTTGCTGTAACCTAGCAACTTCAACACTGTGTTTGATATCTGATTTATATTGTTCAGTTTTTAATTCCCATAATTTTTCTAAAAAAAATCGTTCATCCTCGTCCATATTAATCACCTAAACAAATCCAAAGAAATGTGCCAATGGATATAACCATGTAGAAGCGTGGAAACCATTTATACTAGGAAGTGAGAATACAACTGTTAGAACAGCAATTATAAGCATAGCTATAAATCCCCATTTTGCAAATTTAATACTTTTTTTATTCCAAAAATGGGTTTCTCTCTTATCTTGTCCTTGCAGAAGACCTTTGATTGTAGCTAATTCAAGGTTTGATGTTTCCTGACTATTAATTACATCTTTAAGTTCCTTTCTAATTTCTTTTATTTCAACTAATTCAAAGTTTGTTTGGGTTTGGTTAATTTTTATTTCTTGTATCTCTTCTCTTATACTTTTATCTTCTTCTTCTGTTCTATTACCTATGGTTTGAATGCGTCTATCTCTTTCGCCGTTTTTGTAATCTTTAATTCCTAATTCAGCTTGGAATAAATTTAATTTTTTTACAACTTCTTGTAAAATTGTTCTTTTCTCCTCCCCTTGTTTTTTTAAGGTTTTTAATTGAACTTCGTGTTCAATAATTAACTTGTCATCATCACTATGTGGCATATCATGGTTCTCCTTTTAGGTTACGTAACAGCATTTAATCCTTCTAATTTTTTAATATTAAATTTATATTCTCCTGAACCTGGTTGATTATCCCCGGATATCCAGGTTATAGTAATAATTCTTTCCTCATACTCACTATTTGGATCAACCATCATACAACAATTAAGAGGAATGTCAATATCATAACTTGTAAGGGGTGTGGTCGCTATAGGTATTTCGACCCAATCCTGTAACACTGTCCCTGATTTTTCGTCGATAATATTATATTGTGCTGATGTTGGAGGAACAGGAAGGTCATTTTTATCGAAAAAACAGACCGTGATTGTAGGAGCATTTCCTTCACTTGTTTTTTTTATTCTTTCATATACTTTTTCATATAATCCCATAATCATTCCTTCTTAAATTTTGTAGACGGTTTTTTAAATTCAAAAGTTATATTAGATTTTTTAAATTCAAATTTTGTTTTTGGTTGAGCAAATGCAAATAAAACTTTTGAAATAAGGTATCGAAGTTTGATTAATATTTCTTCATCCGAAAATCCCAAATCTTCTATTAAAAATGAAATTAGTAATAATAATTGGTCTTCAGATAATCCTTTATCTTGAATAATAAATTTATTTTCTATTGATAGATCATCTAGTCCATAAATCGCTTGAGCGATTGATAAAGTTTCTAGATGATTAAGGGTTTCACTAAATAATCCGTAGTCAGATATTGGAATATCATGTTTTTTAGATAAATTATCAAGTGAAGTTGCATAATCTGGTGGTATTAAGAATTTGTTTTCTATTGCTAGATGATCTAATCCATGAATTGCTTGAGCAATTGATAAATGATTTAAATAAGTGAGCGATTCATTGAATAATCCATCATCAGATAGTGAGACGTGATGTTTTGTTGACAGATTATCATAAGAAGTTGCATAATCTGGTGGTATTAAGAATTTATTTTTAATATCAATGAGCTCCAAGTAATTTGCTTCATCTAGTATGCTAAATATCATTTTTAAGTGTGTTACATCTATACCAATCGACCAATCTATGAGGTTAAAAGTGTTTTTAATATCAAGGAAATCTAGGCTTAAAGCAGAATCATCTACTTCAGAAAAACTTTTGATTAATAAATC